GCTCAGTGGTTTCGCCTGCGGTTGCGCCTTCGGCGACACGTGCCATCGTCATGCCGGCAGTTTTAATCAGCTTTTCATACCGCGCCGAGCCGATGGTGACGTTATTAGCCAGTCGATAAACGGCGCTGATCGTTGGAACGATGCGATCGATCATTTGATCCATTTCCGGAAGGACTAAATAGCCGCCCTCGGAATCCGTACCGGTATTCATGGCTTTGCGTTGCATATCAGCTAGATTATCGGTGCGTCCCTTGCGGATATAATCGTTAAAAGCGGCTTTATATTCGCGCTGCTCGTCGGTCATCTCACCCGCGCCGCCGGGGATGCGGTTGGCCTTTTTCTGGATCTCAAGGATCTCTTTATCCAGTTTGGTCATGGCTTCGCTGAGGCGTCCGACCTGTTCGGTTAAATCGGCGGGAGCCCAGCCTTTTGACTCGATAGATTTTAGGCGTTCGTCGTTTTTGGTTTTGAATTCCTCAAAGATATTGCCCTGCTTTTGCAGCATATCGTTGATGTCTTTCAATTCAATGTCGCCGACGCCTGCCAGCATTAGGCCGCCGGCGGTTAATTCCTCGGCGGATGCGGTGTAGCCCAGCGCCTGGGCGATGAATAGGCCGAGGATCGCCAGAAGCGACCAGGCCACGCGGGATGTAATTTTCATAACAGTTATCCTAGATTGATTTAAAAATGTTTTGTCTGCGCTCCAATAGCGCCGCCATTTGTTTTAGCTCTTCACTACCGGCATCCCGCTCGGTAATCAATTGCCGGAAGCCACAGCTGACAACTGTTTTGGCTTCCTTTTTGCTCAACCCGACTACATCCCGCAGGAGTTGTTCAAAATCTCGTTCCGTCATTTCCGCTGCGGATTTGACGTTGCCGATCCGTGCCTTGTCGTTGGCCGGAAAGGTGACAATACTGATCTCGACCAGGTCGATCTGCTTTAATAGCCGATCGTATGGGTCGTTTCTTCCGCCGTAGGCTTCTTCGCGCACGTAATAGCCGATTGATAACCCGGTGATGGCAGGGCGGGGCTGCATTTTCATCAGCGCATGGATTTCAGTTCCGCGCGGGGTTGGCGCCAGCGTTCCGGCGGTTTTCAGGCCGGTATCATCCTCTTTCAGGTCGGTATAGACGCCGACTGGGGTTAAATCGTTGGCGCTGACGGCCCAGCCGCCGTGCTGCGTGAGCATGGCCGGCCAGTTTTGTTTGCCGCTTTTCACATCCGCCAGGTAGGCGGAGAACGCGCCTTTTTCGATCACATCACCGTAGCTGTCGATATTGCCGAAAACCGCGCCGTAGCCGGTAAATTCCATGGTGTCGGCGGCGGTTTCCGATGGCGCCAGCTTGCATTCAGCAAAATTGATGCGCTTGGTTTCCAGCGCGGCGGGTTGGGCGGTTTTTTTATGGAGTTGCGGCATTGTTGCTATTTCCGTCGGTTGGATTGGCCGGGTCTGTCATGTTGAGCGGGACTCGGTAGGTTTCGCCGCCAGCATAGGGGTTCATGTCTTCCAGGGCGCGGATTTCATTCGGATTCAGCGCGCCGATACCGTACATTTGCGCGTAAAATGCGGCCCGATCGGTTGCCACGCTGGCCAGATAGGCGTTGCGCATAAATTTGGTGTGATAGCCCTGTTTGCGCTCGCCATCAGTCAGCAGGTTACAGTCGGCGGATTGCTCAATTCGGCTAAGCCAGGGCCCCATGGTATTGCGTAAATGCGCCAAAAACATCTGTTCGGCACTGGCATAGGTGGTCGTTTTGTCGCTATGCCCGACCATAATCGGCATCACCTTAAAGGCCCGGCAGGTTTCCTCGACCTGAAACCGACGGGTTTCGAGGAATTGGGCGGCATCGTTGGCGGTGGCCATCGGCTCCCACTTCATCCCGCCCCACATGACTGCGGTTTTATAGGCGTTGGCGGTGCCGGATTGACGCGCCTCCCAGCTTTCGCGCAGGGCCTTAACCTGATCCGTATTTAGGCTTTGATCGGTCGACAGCACGCCGCCAACAGTGGCGCCATTGCTAAACATGCGCGAGCCATGCTCTTCCAATGCCAACGCCAGGCCGACAGCCTCGCGCATCAGGCGCACGCCGTCCAAGCCCTGCCAACCGTTCCAGCTTGGTCCTCGAATATGCCAGATGTCGGACTTGGGAAGGATTTGTTTTTGCCCGCCCTCCAGGCTTATTTCGTAACTGGATTCGTTATCCTTGCGGATTACCTTGACGTTTTGCGGCTCCAGGGGGAGCAATTCGACGATACCGCCGCGCACCCGGTTGAGCCAGATATAGGCATCGTTGGTCAGTACCAAATGCAGGCCGATCTGTTCGCGCAGTTCAAACGCGGTTTGCCAGTCGTTAGGTTTGGTTTTGATCAGTTCATAAACCGCATGGTCCGATGCGGGATCGCTGCCGCCGTCGGGCCTATCCCTGAACAATTTGAACGGGAGCTGGGCGATATCCTCGGCAATCACCCGCGCGCAGGATTGCGCCGTGGTCAACTGCAACACGGTTTTGTGATTGATCGGGATGCCGGCCTTGCTGCTGGCCTGGCCCAGCAGCTCGCGCCAGATGTCGGCGCTGTTAGTGATCGCGCTTTTCTTTTGGAAAAATTTAAACCAGGCCATTTACCAGAACTCGACGCCGACGGTGATGGTTTCTTCTGTGAGCATGGCGCGTCCTATGGCGATTATTAAGGCGACTGCAGGGTCGATCTTTTCGGATGATTTGTTCTTTGCCGGTTTGATATTGCCGGCGGGGTCCTGATCGGCGACGACGTTGCTCATCGCCCAGTTGAGGACCGGGTCATTCGGGTGTTCGATTTCTTTTGCCAGGTAACGGCGTTCCAGCTCTTTCATCGGGGCATTCATGGAGGCATAGCCCATGCCGAACTGCACCATCGGCGCGCCGACTTCCATTAGGTCGTTGACAAGCTGGCTGCTGTTCCAACGATCGAAGCCGATTTCCTTGACTGGCCACTTTTCCAGCATGGTCAGGATGTCGGCCTTGATCCAGTTGTAGTCTATGACGTTGCCGGGCGTCAGTGTCATCCAACCTTGTTCATGCCATTGCCGGAACGGGACGGCGGTTTTCCGGTAGCCGGCGTTAACGGTATCTTCCGGCAGGTAATGCTTGCCGAAGGTGCGCCATGAGCCGTCGGCCAGGATAGCAATACCGCCGATGCTGGCGATGTCGGAGACTGACGCCAAATCGATGCCGAGATAGACCTGGACTGGATCGATGATTTCATCCGGTTTGTAATCTGCGCCGCATTCCATCCAGCGCTCAATGTTGCACCAGGAGGACTCGCCCGTAACCCAAACATTGAGGTGTTTGGTTAAAAAATTTGTTTTTGCGGTCGGCATTACTGCCGCCTGCCTGGCCTGTTCGCGCAGGTAATCCAGGCTGACTGATACGCCCAGGTTAGGATTGGCCTTGATCCAGTTGGACTCATCCTGCCAGTCGTCGCCGTCGTCCAGGGTATAAATGCAGCCGAAGAAGCTATCGTCGTCTATTACGCCGGTGAGCACCTTGATGGCATAATCGCGGACCTCGTAGCAAATGCCGTTCTTGTTAAACCCCGCCGTGGTGATCGCCCAGATCAGCGGTTGCGATCGGGCGCCCAATGCGGATTTAAGCACGTCCCAAACTTCCGGAGTCTTATGCGCGTGCAGCTCGTCAACCAGGGCGATATGCGGGTTAAGGCCGTCCATGGTGTTGCCGTCGGCGCTCAGCGGCTCAAACTTGCCAAAGTTTGTTGCATGAACGATGCGGTGTTGCTGCACATCCAGGCGTCTCCGTAAGGGCCTGGATTGCTTGACCATGCGGCAGGCTTCCTCAAACAGGATGCGGGACTGTTCGCGCTTGGTAGCCGCGGCGTAAATTTCAGGACCGCCTTCCTCATCTTTAGTCAGACCGTAGACGCCGACCCCTGAAAGTTTGGTGGTCTTGCCGTTTTTGCGCGCGACCTCTTCGTAAATCGTCCTGAATCGTCGGAGTTCGGTATCCTGATGTTTCCAGCCGAATACGCAGGCGAGCCCCCAAGCCTGCCACCCGGCGAGTTCGATTTCTTTCCCTGACCACTCGCCTTTGCTGTGCCGTAAATAACTGAAGGTGTTTAGGATTCGCCAGGCGGACTCCTCGCAAAAAAAAAGGCCGCGATTGGCGGCCTCTTTTAGGTCTCTGTCATGCCGCTCGACGGCAAGACGGGTTAGTTTTCCGGCTTTAATTTTACCGTTGATGACATCGCGCCCATATTGGGCGGCTTTTTCGAGGGGGTCACTCAAATTTTTAGACCTTAATTGCCAATGGAGCCATTACTCGGCGCGCTTCCCCATTGCAGTTGTTTTTTATCTCAGCCTTTGAACCGATCAATTGATACAATCAAAGTCTAAAAATTATCAAAATCGTCGAAAATATCGCCCTGGCCTGACATCATGCCGCGTTCCGCTGCCGGAGCCAGTCCGAATTCACCTACCAACGAGCGCCACTTGCGCCAGTCGTCATTGAGTTGAGCAACCTCGGGGCGGGATTTATGCTGCTGTCCATTGCGGCCAGTGACAACATAGGTCCACTCACTTTCATCCAAATATTTTCTGGCGTCGGACAGGCGACGAACAACGCGGCAATATTCGCAGAATGCGTCAACGAAATGTGGCTTCAATCTGCCCAACATTGCCAACTGGGGCGCCATGCGATCCCAAACTTTCAGCTCATCATCACTGAGAAGATCAGCAGGCCGGAGTGCATTCGCCCGTGCGAAATGAACGGCTTGTGGCTCATCGTGCAGCGGGATAGCCACTACATTTGATTTATTTTTTAAATCTTGCTTTCGACCTCTGGCCATATCACTCCCCACCAATCCAACTGCGTGGGCTTTTCCTATTTAATTTCAAATCCGCACAAATAAGAT